GATGAAACTGGCTACCAAGCATGGAAGAAGTCACGTATTGGTCAACAACAACCAAAAGTTGCGTCACGTGATGTATCATCTACTGGACTCGTCAATAGAAATGTGCGTAAAGTCATTGCAGAGGCAAAGCGCCCAGGAAAATTAGGCGTCTATGGAGCAGAAACGAAACAACTACGTCGAGATGAAATTCACACGGAGGCAAAGGCATCAGCGTCAGGTCATGGTCTTATGCAAGAGATTCTCACACATCGTAAGAATGTGTCTCTTGAAATCGAGAAACCACCATTGACAGCTGAAGCTAGTTGTGATCCAGGAGCTCGTGCCGTCATGAAGAAAGTGACTAATAATCAAGTTCAAGCTTGTGATGCGCAAGGTAATTTTATCAATTACGCTATTCGACTGCGGAATCATCTCTGCGTTTCTGTTGGACACACTCGTAACTATGTCACGCATATTAAACAAGAAGGAGTACTCTATGAGATCGAGAAAACACTCGATTTTCTAGAGGGACGCGACATTTGGTTTTTCCAATTGGTTGCAACTGCTCCCATGGCACCAGACGTTACTAATCACCTCATGTCGAAGACGAACAAACATTTTGATCTTTCTGGTATTTCCGCATACTTTGCACAACGCGATATTCAAGGCGATGTTTACTCTTATCACATTATTCTTCAAGAAGATACTGTGTGTAGAGTGGACGCTGCCCGTCGTTTTGGAACATTGTATCACGGACATCAGGTTGGTCTTAGTGTTTCACCAGTCATGACAGAGAAGGGTGATTGTGGTTCACCAATAATCATCATCAATACAGGTTATCCTCAAAAATTTTTAGGATTTCACATTGCTGGGTCTCAGGACCATGCTCTGTGTGCACCTGTTTACAAAGATGACATCCCTATGGAATCACACGGAATCATGCCAATAGCACGTCCTTTCGACAATGTGACTTTCTATGAAGAACCAATCGGTGTTGATGGAGTACATCTCAAAGTCGTGGGAGAAACAGCTGATGGTTATGAACAACATTATCCTCCGAAAACGAAGTATCATACTTCAGTCTTTTCCGGTTTGGATATAGGTGTTCATTACGAACCTGCTGTGTTGTCAATCGACGATCCAAGATGTTCTATTAAAATTGATCCAATTCTTAATGGACTGCTCAAGTACGACCTTGTTGAAGTACCACTTGAAACAGAAATTCTTGATCGTTGCGTCAAAGATATCTCGAACTATCTCGCTGACAAAATTCAAATGAGTGGAATGCGCATGAAAGTTTTGACGAAGAAAGAAGCCATTAACCGTTACACGAAGATACCAGGGAGTAATCCCATTTATCTCTATTCTTCGGCTGGTTTTCCATTCACGTCATTCAACGTCAAGTGCAAACGAGAACTCTTTGAGTTTGATGAGGCTGAACAGACTTTCAATATTGCTGATACTGATAACGGACGCCGCTTACATTACGGCATTGATTCCATTATCAATACGGCGAGACGGGGAGAACGCCCAGTTATTGTCTACACTCTAGCGAATAAGGATGAACCATTGAAACCTTCGAAAATCATCGATACTAACACACGTTCTATAGCGTCGAGTCCTATTCATGCCACCTTGGCGAGTCGCATGTACTTTCACACTTTTTCTGCAGCTGTTACTACTCTCTTCAACGAGTTGCCTATCAAGATTGGTATTAACCCTACCAGTATTGATTGGGAACAGTTGTTGAGGTGGCACCAGGCGAAAGGAAGTGAAGGTTTTGATTGCGACTTCAAGGGGTGGGATAATCGTCTTGATCGCCGCTTACTCATGTGTTGTGCGGATATCGCAAATGTTGTTTATCGCCGTTGTGATCCAGAGTGGAAACCAGAACATGATGTTATTCGCAGTTCAATTTATTTGGCTTTGAACCAGGCACACGTTTTGTATCGAAATCTTATCATACAAGTGCCAGGTGGACAAATGACAGGTCAACCACAGACTGCTTTTGACAACTCAATGGTCAACTGGATCTATGCTTACTATGTGTGGATAAAACTTTCGAGGAAACATGCACCAAGATTGCAATCCTTTGCATCGTTCAACGAAAATGTTGCTTGTTCCTTTTATGGTGATGATTGTATCTTTTCCAACAATCCTCTCATAATGGAATGGTTCAATTTCGTGAACTATGCGGAAGAGTGTACAAAACTTGGTCTCACCGTTACTCCAGCTGATAAAGACACGTCTGTGCTGCAGTTTCAACCGATTGAGAAACTTACATTTCTCAAGCGGCGGTTTACTCGCATAGACGGTCTTCATTACGGAGCCTTGGAAGTCAATTCCATACAGCGTATGCTTGATTTCACAACAGGTAAACCACATTTCTGGTACCGTGAACCCGATCGTTGTTTCATTGAGAACGTGTATGCTGCAGACATTATATCTGGCATACTCCGTGAAAGCCTTTTTCACGGTCAAGTTTTCTTTGACAAAATTCGAGCTCACTTATTGCGCTGCATCGTGAGATGGCGCATACCAGTCAAGCAAATTCCGACGTACGACGACGTCTACCGAGAAGTTTTTGTTTAATTATATATGTCTATTATTTGTATAATTGCATATCGTAAATCATATTGTATTTTGTATGTATTTTGTCTTATTTAAACCGACATGTCTACTGCACGCGCCGTCCCAGATTCTGGATC